GTCCGGAGGCCTCACCACCCAGAAGTGTGATCAGCTCGCCAAAGAAGTTGATGGTGGCATTGCTAATATCAGCGAGCATGACACGAAAAGCCAACACTTCCTCCGCATCGTAGTTTCCGGAGAGCTCCACCATGTGAACCAAGACCTTGGACGTCGCATTGCTCAGGAGAAGGTTAATGACCGCCTCGAAAGCCTTGAAATCACTGGCGATCCAATTATCACCAGGTATCTGCTCAGCGAGCTTGTGAATGTCATCCCACTCCTCCGAATGAGTGTTGAGCCCTACTGCGATGCCCAGCACATCCCGTTTGCGTATCATGACACGGCAGAGGGCCATGGTGGACATACGGATATTCGCGAGAAAGGCCACAGGGCACATGTAGATGGACCTGGCCTTACCAGCCTCCACCTTCTCCTTCGACAACATTTCGTTCTTCCAACACGAGTCATAAATGGCGTGCGGCCTGACACCACTGCGCATCATTTCTCGCATGTCATTGATCTCCTTCAACGTTGTGGAATCAAAACTACGATAGCTATCCCACACATCGAATTGCTCAGGATCGCTCATGAATTGCAGCTTGGGACCGCGTTTACCATGCCCAGCGGACGTGGCGTGCTTCTGTGCATCGACATTAGGCACACCAGGGTAACCATTGACAGCCACCGAAATGGGAACAGGGTGTATGTCGGCCAAGTCCTCGGGTGTGAAATTGGCACTGATGTGCTCACAATACGCCTGGACACACGCTCGCACCACGATCTCATTCATGCTGTGTGTAGGGTGCAGGTAGTTCTCGAGAACAAGTTGAGGTTGCTTCCACCCCGAGTTGCGAGGTGCAGCCATGTTGTCTACAATTGGTGGATCAAAGCTGGAACCTTCGGCGAAGACAGCATGGGCATAGGGCGTGTGCTTACCGGTGAACTTCGGTCTGGCGACGAAACACCGCAGCTGCCCGTGCGTCATCATGTGTCCGTCACGGTGGTAGTCAGTGTACAAATTGTCACGCGAACTAAGCTCCAACAACCCCGCCTGTGCGACTGGGTACGCTGGTTTGATGACGCCCACCTCAGGATGGGGAACATCATCAAAGTCTTCACGGAACACGCGAACCGCCCAGGCGATACCGGTAGTCG